TTTGTAGATCAATCAAATCATTACCGCCAAATTCAGGATATGTTATTTCAGAACCCATATTTGTTCTGAATAATGTAATAGGTTCGCTGATGCCCGCAATATTAAACATTGCTGTATGTTGAGAATGCGCTGTCATATCCAAAGCAGCTTGACCGGATACTTCATATGGCGGAAGATCCAAAACGCCAGGATTAGGCTGATCTTCAATTGCCAAATCTACAAAACCAACGATCTGGACTTCTGCTCCTAAATACATTCCGGCCGGGTGTACGAACGTCTTGTATATTGATCGCCAATTTTCAGACGGCAATTCTGATTTAATTTGTAAAGCAAACGTTTGGTATAACTTGTCATCAGTAATATATTTTTGTGATTCAGCGCCAATAAATGATTCGCCGACATTAAAAATATATTTTTTAGTGTAGATAATATCCGGGTCAATAGAAAAAAACATTCTAAAGAATTGCTGGATAGAATACTTAGTACCTTTTGATCGATATAATAAGTTAGAATACTTGGCAGCATCTCGTTTATTTGAAAATCCACCAAAGTATGATTGACCTAATAGTAACTCGTCTTCGATATATGCTAATAGATCTAAGTCGGTTTGACTAATATCGCGAGTAGTAAATAATTCATCAATTAATCTAGATGGTGAAAACTCTTCATTTTCGATATGATAATATTCACTAAGTAGTTTCACCAACTTAGGATACGTTTCAATGATATAACCAGGAAGAACTTCTTCAACTTTATACTGTCGAAGATTTAGATTCCTTCTACCTATATCAAATAAAGTCCGATCAAACGTTTCGATGCTCATATTAGTTAGTTGCCGTAACTATAACTGCTTTAGCGGAAGAGGCTGTTGAATCGTGTAATAATATGTCATTGCGTACAGGCGCTATCGCACTTTGGTTAGATGGAACTACTGACAATTTAACATCAGCAACGCCACTAGGCAATGAATCAACTATTAGCCCTACAAGATTAACGCTACCTCTGATTGGATCATAATTTCCAACATTGTCTACTAGAATAACATTATCGTTAATGTTTACAACTTGCAACTTATTTGAAGTTAGTTTATTTCTAACTTGGCAGCTAAATCCGCGGTAAGTAAATGTACTAGATCTAATAGTAAAGTTAATATCGTCCGGAGTTGCTATTGGCACCGGGAATAAAAAACTATAGTTTTGTTCTATCGTAGGAGCTGGCGTAAATCTCTGTTGCATTTTAATATCGGCTCTAGAAGATAAAATGGCAGGACTTAAATCGTCAACCAGTGATAACATATTAGATCTTCTAAATGCTCTATCAAATCTACCTGTATTCTGAACAAAATAGTTGTTTATAACTTCACGCACGTTAGCCTGAACTGTATTCAGCGTTAATGTGGTAAGTCTAGGGTTAAACTGAAAAAACACTTCTGACTCTATGTATGTTTGTACTGGGTCAGTAAACTTTAAACCAAAAGAAGCAACTGCTAATTGAGCAGTAAGATCCAATATGGAATTTTTTGTTGTTGTTTTAACATTTTCAGCAACATTATCAGCAAAAAGTATTGACATGAATACTGTGCCAAATTCAGGTTCTAATGCTTCTTCGCCGCCCCAAGATTTTATATCTTTAATTCTAGAAGAATAATTCCTTAATACTAATGCAGAATAATCTGATGCAGTAACCATTCTATTTTGTGTGGCATACTGGAAAGGAGCATTCTTTCTAATTGATTCGATACTTTCTTTATCGGATCCCGCATTAGATTTTGCAACTGTAGTTACCGTCGGAGTTCTAGAAGTACTTTCATTAACAAATACTTTATCTTTAGGTTCGAATTTATTGATATTGTCTGCACTTGAACCAGCAACACTCAAATAGTCAACCGTAATTTTTGCACCAGCCGCCGGCGCCTGTCCCAAAGTAATGCCATTACCAAACGACAATTCATAAAAACCATTAGGGAGTTCTTTTAAAACAAACAGTGTCGAATCGCTTGATATCGATATTGCTCTCAGGATATTAGTATATGTTGAATAGCTAGTAGACGTCGCCGATTCATATACACGAACAACTGCGCCGTCAATGTTCATATTAGCATCTGGAATAATATATGAAGTATTTTCTGAAGCATCTCCAGCAATAAATGTTTTTCGACGAGCAATACCTTCGTATATAGAAATTACTGGCAATTCATCATATGTTGTAAACTGATAAAACCCATTGCCATCGTCTTCGGCTTTAAGTGCTTCTAATGTTTGGAATGTATATGCCTTATCATCACCAGCGCCATTGAATTTAAAACCAGAAGGAATACCTAATGTAGATGGTCTGTTTGCTACACCAGAAAGGTTAAGAGCCATACGGACCTGAGACATGGACGGTGACTTACTATCTGGAATGTATCCCAAACCTTCAGATAAAGATATTAATGAACTACGTAACTGAGCAGTACTTAAAAAGCTTTCGTTCAATGCAAAGTTAGCAGTTAATGCGTTAATATGTGTATTGTACGCAAGTACGTCTAAAATAGAAGATAGTCCGGATGCTTCGAAGTTATAATCTTTAAATTCTGCAGTTTTCTCCAAATAACTTTTCAGATTATTTTTAATATTCTGAAAGTCTAGAGCCGTAGATTTAATCGTAGTTGTCATTTATCTTAGCCTGCTAACGTTTGTTGTAAACTCAAGCGTTTGAGTCGTATTAATTATTTTGAAAATAACGGTTATTTCAAGAGAGTTTAAATCAGGAGCAGATATTGCTTTAACAATTAAGCTTTTTTGATCTACTCTAGGTTCGTATGTTTTTATAGCATTTATTATACTAAACTCTACTTCTCTTTCGGTATAATTATCGGCGAGCTCAAATAAGTAAGTTTGAATGTTGCCACCGAAATAAGGCGAAAATGGTTTCTCACCACGATTAGTCATTAATAGAATTTTTAATGCTTGTTTGACGGCCGCAGCGCCTTTGACTTTATATATGTCGCCTGCTACTGGAGTAATATCTAAGGATAGATCAACATCAATATAATCAATATTGCGTGTAGCCGCAATAGATGATTGCTGAATATTACCATCCTCTAGCGAAAGTGCTCTTTTAGCTGCCATGTTTAAATACTACTATATTTGAAAAGTTGTACAACTATTTATATCATTTTTCAAGGACTTCTATTAATTCATTGACACTTAATAACCTTCCGTTATACACGGTATCAATAAACATATTAAAATTAACATCATATGATGCGCCGAGTACGGTAGGCATCTCAACTACTATTTGACTAGTAAGAGAACCGTCTGGATTTAGTGTGTCATAGTCTAATGTTAATTTTTCAAAGAAGTTATAGTCTTTCCAATATTCAGCCACTTCGTATGTGCGTTCATGGTTAACTTTACCGTCTCGGTCAATAACTTGATAAACAACAGTTCTGCCATCGGCCTTCTTAATATTATCTCCGCCTAAAAATTCTGTCGGACCTGCTCGATATATTCCTTCTGATACAATTAAACGAACATCATTAAACATATCTGTATTGCCATTAATACTACGATATAATTCGGCATGCAAATACAGTTGTCTAGTGATAGAAAGTCTGGCACTAGCTGAAGTAATGTGATTAAAGGAAGTACGATTCCCGTAAGATCCTAAAAACTTTGCTATGCTTATTCCTGGGCCAAGTTTAGTTGACGCATTAATTTCACTAGGATTTAAAAAGTTTGGGTTGTAGACCGGATCAACTAAAAATATCATGGTGTAAATCTCTTTCCTCTGTTAGCAATACCGTTTCCTAGTGGAGTGTAACCAAATTTAGATGAAGGATTTCTATTAGATACCCTACCGGTTTTACTTGGTTGTTGCTCATATGATTTATGGCTAATACGACCTTCAGCAACCATTTTCATATGTAGTTTGCTTTTGTTTGCTTTATCTCTAAATGCTGATCGCAATTCTTGTGTGGTAGGAACCTTTTCAAATATACCAGCATAGTCATCTGCTAATATTAATGAATCCCGATACTTGTTATCATCATCAACTTTAATAGTACGTACCGCATATGAACCAAGCGTGAGGTGGCCAGTAACAATAGGAGCATTTGGAGGTGGACCGTTTGGTGCCAATGCTTGTTGTTTAGGAGGTAATTTTACTGGCACACCTGGAGTTACAGCAGATTTCGAAGTGGCCTTAGAGGCTCCAACTGCATATTTTGCCCAGTCAGCAGTTAATGAATGTCCGGACAATTGAGCTTCAGTTGCCTGACCATAAAATGAACCAAAGAAAGCAGCACCAGAAGTAAATGGTACTGGACCTGCAGGTCCTTGATAAATTTTACCTGTAAAATCCATTGCGTCACCACCAATAGATCCTTTGACGCCTAATATCGACATATTGATCGATGAAATGCTGGCGGTTTTAGATACAGAAACCCATTCGGTACTAGCAGATTGCAATAGCTGTCCGCCAGAAATAAACTCCATATTTTCGGCAGTTTTAATTTTAGTAGTTGTTTTAGAAGTAATATCTAAACTATCTAAGTTTTGCATTACTCTAGGTCCTAGGGTATTTTCAGTTCTAGAGCCTTTAACTAATTGTTTATTATTCTTACCAATCTCTAAAGTATTATTCTGACTAATACTTTCATTTTTAGAACCAGCGACATTAATATTATAGTTACCAGCAACATCAACGTTATAGTCACCGGCAACAGTTAAGTTTAAAGTGCCTTTATAGACCATGTTACCATTACCTTCAATGATAACAGTTTGATCTCCTCCAGTAACTTCTATCTTATTATTGACAGCAGATATAACAAGAGAACCGTCGGCACGCATTTCTACACCGGCGCCGGATCTATGTTTAATGAGTACTCGCTCACCACCTGGTGTATCGTCGTATTCTACAACATGTCCACTAGCAGTTTCTTTTACTTGATTAAACGGATATTGAGATGGCTGTTGATCTTCGATATTAAGCGGTACGCCGATGTCTCCACCCCCGACGTACAACTCATTAATTTTAGTACCGCGTGCTGCCTTATTAATAGAATTATCGTAATGATATTCTCGTTTAGGGTACTCACCGGTTGGATCTTGGAAACCATCCAAAGGTACGCCATCAGTCGTCTCTTTTGCGATGTTTCTGCCTAATGATGCTTTATCTTTTGATACTGTCACTTTGGAGATCTCTTATTTAATTCAGCTGGGGTCAATACTTGATCGACTAACAAATCATTGTAAACTGATTTTTTACGGAAAACTTTAGCTGCATATTCGATAACATCAAAATAAGGATCGGCTGCCGTATCTTCCAAATCGTTATGTCCAAATACTTGACCTCCTGGGAAACGTCTATAAAAAGCTTCAAGTAAAGCTTCTAACGTTCTCATCTGTGCCATTGTATATGATTGCGCTGACCTATAAGATAATGGGTTTTCAGTCTCGGTAGGGCAGTTTAATCCACCTACTAGTACTACGTCAATACATCTTAGATCATGACCTCTGATAGCGCTAGCCTCAGCTTTACGGGCTAAAGGCAATCCTCTTTGAAGTCTACCGTCACGTCTAATTACATAGTGGTATTGTATTCCCTGTAAACCGCGCTCGTTGTGGTCTATATGTATCTCTTCAGCGCCTAAGTTTTGATTCGTATATGTTTCTGAAGCATGAACAATTAATTCGACTACAGGTCGTTTTATAGATCGTATTTCTGCGCCAAGTTCTTCCTTCGAATCAACATACGTAAATGCATTAAATTGTGTTTGACTTCCTGCATAACGTTCAGCATTTTCTGCTAGTCTAGTATCTGTCACTGCATAACTCAATGCCGACTTTACTAATGAACCCGATATTGTCGTATCGATATTACTAAAGCTTTCATCAATATCAGTAATGCGCTGAGCGGTTGCATCAATTTCTTCTTTAGGTATACCAGCCGCAGTAGCTTTCGCCTTCATTTTGTTAATATAGTCTTGAGTATTAACTGGATCAATATCCTTTAATACTTTTTTCATCTCCGGACTAGTAGAACCGGCATCGGCAGTTACTTTCTTAATTGCCTCTGCTACTTTCTTTTCATCTCCATTTTGTACATCTTGTATAATATTACTAATATCATCATCGGTTAATTCGACGCCTGGAGCAAGTTTGGCAATGATCTGTGTTGCAGTTCTAGAAAGACTTTCAGCAATATCTTGCAATAATCCTTGACCGGTTTTTATTGTAGTGTTTATTGTATTACTGATAAACTCATCAGCAGCTTTTTCAAAGTCATTAGCAATTGCTGCAACGTCAGTTAACGCTGCAGATATATCATTAATTCCTTTAGTAATAGCATTTTTTGCTTGTTTAAACTGACTGCTTAAATTAGAATTACCTGTTGCATCTGATACTGCATCAGTAATTTCAGCCTCAGGATTTAATGTATTAATGGCAGATAGTTTTTCTACTAATTCTTTTGAATCCGGTGCTTTAAGCTCGGTTATTTGACCAGACAATTGGCCAGTATCACCTAAAGTATTGCCTGCTCCAGTTACTGCACCAGATATACCAGCAACTGCTTCATTTGCGCTAGCAACTATATCGTTTGCCTTAGCATTAACTTCACTGACTAATTTATCGGTTGAACTTTTAATTGCATCTAAAGCCGAACC